TCCGCGGGTCAATGCTACATTTCTTATACATGTCCATTTGGGTTTTCACCTGTTTCATCACCTGTTTTTGTCTCAGTAAAATATTCTGTATGATACCGGTTTCGAACTTCGAATGAATCAGCACAGCAGGCACATGGTTTGCATAAAACTGGTTGGCGCCTTCTGTGCCGGAGATGACGGTTCCAATCGGGACATCCCTTTGATGATAGAGTAAATCTCTTACTAAGAAACTTTTACCCGTGTCTCGGCGACCAATCAGCACAATCACCGGCCCCTTGTTTTCGTCTTTATGGAAAACGATACGTTTCATGTCAAATTTTTTTAATTCAAGTGTCATTAACATATACACAGAGAACGTAGGTTGAAATTAGACGCGGCCTTTTGATGAGTTCAAACGTATAAAATCTTTTATCCCGTGAAAACAATGAACGCGACTTTTCACCCTATTCAGGCGTATACCTCGATTGTCCCTAAAAAAAAGGTAGACGTCTATGTCAAACAGAACTCGTATAACGAGTATGTGGTGAAAGACACGAATCATCAAGAGATGACCTGTTTTAAGAAAGTTATACCTTTAATCGATTTTGTAAAATACTTATCGGGTAAATACAAGCAAGAGGATATTCTGTCCTTACCTATCGAGAACCCTCCAGAGGAAACACCTTTTACCTCGTGCATCCAATCTCCGCACAATTATGCCTACGTGGATAGCTTCTTTTATTGTTTAACGTCTGGACTGAAAGAGGAGGGGTTTCAACATGGCATGGAAGTATTCGATGAATATATTTGTATACAGGAGAACGTCGAAATTAACATTGCTGACGACTTTGAATATATTTGTGACAGCAACTTTTTTAAAGATAGACTGAATCATGAGTTCTTTTTCAAAGAGGAAGAACTGAATGACCTGATTCAAGATAAAAAACTGGACCCCATTCAAATTTCAGACGAAGCATGCGTGTTTGAATTAGAGGAACTTGATGAATCGGAACCACAAGACTTGAATATAGACTTGAACGCTAGCGTATTAGAGTCAGATGTCTCGGAAGTATCGGATGTGTTAGACGCTGAACTAGCGTCGGAGAGCGACGCCGTTACCGACGAAGTAGAACTTGACTTGGATGACGACCATGGTTCGGAACTCAGTTTTACCGAGGACGAAGAGGAAGAAGAGGAAGAAGTGAGTGATTGTGAAACACCTGAACTGCTTCAGGATATGGTTCTTAACATTAAGAAAATGCCAGTTCAAGTCGTGACTTTGGAAAAATGCGAGGACACCTTGGATTCCCTTTTAGAGACCGACGCCATGCGCATGGAGGAGCTGGAGAGTGCCATGTTCCAGATTATTGTGATGCTCTATACCTACCAGCAGATTTTTCATTTTACGCACAACGACCTGCATACCAACAACATCATGTATGTGAAGACAGACCAAGAGTTTATCTGTTATAAGGTGTGTGGCCATACCTATCAAATTCCTACCTTTGGAAAAATGTATAAAATCATTGATTTCGGACGAGCCATCTACGAGGTCAATGGGAAGCGTATCTGTAGTGATAGTTTTTCTGAAAATGGTATGGCCTATACTCAATACAATTGTGAGCCTTTTTATAACCCGTCTAAACCGACCATTGAGCCAAACTATAGTTTTGACTTATGTCGCCTGGCATGCTCCATGTTAGATTTCATCATTGACGACCTGAAAGAAATCGACCACTTTCGCGAGGTTCCTATCTACGACCTGATTCTATCATGGGTCTACGATGACAATGGAACAAACATCTTATACAAGAAGAATGGCGAAGACCGATACCCTGAATTCAAGCTCTACAAGATGATTGCACGAATTGTTCATCAACATGTCCCTGAGAAACAATTCGACCATGAATGTTTTGCTAAATACAGAACGATTGTGAAGGTCGATATGGATATTGATGATTTAGTCTCTCGTAAAGTCTCTAAAGGATTGTAAGGTTTATTTCTTACGCCCGCGTTTCTTCTTTTTGGCGGACTCCGTTAAAGGTTGACTATGTTCTGCGGATCCTTTTAGGATGTGCTCAATAATTGGATTGAGCACTTCTTCTGCGGTGAGTGGAACTTTCTTTAAGGGTGTCTCCGATATGGCTTCGGGTTCCTCAACCGAACCAGCTTCCTCTGAAGGTTCAGGGGTTGATTCAACGGATTCTTTCGTTGTCTCGAGTTGCGCTTCGATGAGGGAAGCCGAAATTGTCTCGGGTGTTTCTTCTGACGCAACTTCCTCTGAAAGTTCAGAGTTTGGTTCCGGATTTGGTTCATCTATTTCTTCGAGTGGTCCAGTTGTCTCAACGGATGAAGCCGAATCTGTCTCGGTTTCTGCTTCGACGGGCACTTCGGGTTCCATTACAAGAGATTCTTCGGGCGATTCTGATTTTGATTCGGGTTTTGCTTCCGCTTCGACGAGGGCTTCATCCGCTTCTTCAGGTGGTTCATGAACTGCGTCTGCTTCGGGCGATTCAGATTTTTCTTCGGGTTCCATCTTTGTGTCTATGGAGATAGAATGGAACGTCTCAACTAGCACTGGGTCAGTCTCATCTCTAACCACTCCTACAAAGTTATCGTCGAGCTCATCCAGATGACATCCTTGTTCTACTGGCTGTCTACGCAGCAGATGGTCTAAGAACATACCCAGTCTCTCTTTTAAGTTTACAAGAAAGGTCATGTGATATATAAAATAAGTATTTAAATATTGTTCAAACAATTCAATGTTCGTTTTAATCAGCGTATCCATGAACACTCGATTATGCACATAATTCCCAATGTGTATCCCAGAGGTAGTTAACCGTTTTTCGGATTCTCTCTTTCGATGTTCATGTTCGAGTGTATCATAGGCTTTGTGTATTAACATCAAGATATCCTTGTAGAGTTTATGAACAAGTTCTGTTTCATATACCTTGGTGGGCTCTAAATCTTTGTAAATCGGAAAGACACTTTTCACGACTCCAGCCGGAAGGTTCTCTACATAATAGTCATAGACACGATTGTAGAGCTTGTAATAATCACAATAGAGTCTGTTATCAATCAAGACGAATTGGTCATTTAAAAAGGTCCATTCATTTTCGACAAGTTTCACCTGAAACCGAAACGAATCGAGACCAAAGAAATGGTTATCGTTACTGGTTACCAAAGTTGAATAACTCTCTTTCATTCCCTTTTTCTTATCCTCAAGCCGATGAAAGAGTTCCTGGATTTGTTTTCGTATGGATGAAATTTCTAAAAACCGCTCTTTCATTAACCTAGATGTTTATTCTTTTTCTAAAATATTATCTAACTATATGGTCGAGACCGTGATTACCGATAAAAATATACATATGCATGTCTACGATTATTGCAAACAGAAAGAGAAACTACCGGATGATTTAAAGACCCTTCCGATTGGAGAGTGGGACATAAGCAGGGCGACGGATCTGGATGAATTATTCATGGAAACACCTGACTTCAATGAACCTTTAAACTGGGACACAAGCAATGTGGTTACAATGGCACGGATGTTTTCAGGTTGCGGTAAATTCAATCAGCCTCTACGATGGAATGTCAAAAAGGTAAAAAACATGCAAGGTATGTTTAGTGAGTGTAAAGCATTGGACCAACCCTTGGAATGGGACACGGATAGTCTACTAGATACTTCCTTTATGTTAAGGGGTTGTGTAAAGTTTAACCAAATGCTTGAATGGAAGATGGGAAAGGTCTTTAGCTTATGCGACATGTTTTTTGGTTGTAAAGTGTTTAATCAACCCCTGAAGTGGGATGTAAGTCAGGTCGAAGATATGTCCATGACCTTCAAAGATTGTGACGCCTTCAACCAACCCTTACAATGGAATGTCTCGAATGTAGCCACGATGCAATCCATGTTTGAGGGATGCGTATTGTTTAATGGAGAGTTAACGGGGGTGGATACACCCAACTGGGATGTGAGAAACGTAGAGGATATGTCCAATATGTTTAAAGAATGTTTCAAGTTTAATCAGAAGATAGAATGGGATACGGCGGAACTCGCGAATACAAGTGCTATGTTTATGAATTGTGAAAAATTCAATAGCCCTATCCAAATGAACCTACGCAGGGTAAGAGTCATGTCCTTCATGTTTAGCGAATGCCTTGAATTCAACCAACCTCTATCGCTTGACGTGGGTAGTGCGACGAACATGGAAAATCTATTTCAGAATTGCGAGACGTTTAATCAGCCCCTGCGATGGGATGTCTCGAATGTCATGAAAATGAATCGAATGTTTGCCGGATGTGTGCTGTTTGATAGTCCTCTGATCGGCATTACCGAACCTCACTGGAATGTATCTAAGGTTTATGACATGGCCGAAATGTTTGAGAATTGTCGTCGTTTTAATCAGCCCTTAGTATGGGATGTCGCCAGAGTTCAATTTATGACCTCAATGTTTGTATTTTGTAATCGATTGAATCAGCCTTTACTGTGGGACGTATCGACGGTTAGTGATTTCAGCCTCATGTTTGCAAACACAACAGACTTTAATCAAAATTTAACGGCATGGGAGATGGCAGAGGAAGCAGATAAAGACCAAATGTTTGTAGATTCTGGTATAGAAGCTCGAAATCTACCTACAGGGATGGACCCAGCCGAACGTGTCGCAGCCAGACCCGTCGTCAAGGTAAATGCCTATCAAATCCACCAGTTCTCGGCAAAAGTGGACATTGAACGACTCAATGCGTTTTTTCAATCCAAGACCCTTCTTCAACCCGAAACCGTAGAAGATATTCCCGAGTTTATTCAGTCAAGCATGACCGGATTGATTGACCAGTTGGAACAACGCACCATAGAGGAGGAGAAGAACAAACTAAAAGAACTAGCCGAATTGGACAAATCGATGGAACATAATGTAGAACTAGACCTAGACCTAGAGGTTCCTTTGATGATGGAGAAATTATACCTCAAAAAGAAGGGTATTCTGGACAAGATACATACGTCCAAACAGTTTACCCAACCCGTTCATTATATGAAAAAGATTGACCGTTTGTTGTCCATGGCAACCTCGAAACGAAAAGAAGCACTAGAACGAGAAAAGGTTCTCTTGTCCGAACTCGTTCAAGTGGAGAAAGAAATCAAGAAGGTCCGTATGGACAAGAACCAGAAAGAACAAATGATGGCTCTCTTGGAAGAACGAGACAAAAGAAGAATCCTTTCAGGGAGAAAAGATTTGCTCGACTATGAAATGAAGAACGATAGAAAAAAGATTGTCAAGCATCGTAAGGACCTTGACAAAATTATGAAAAACGTTCTAAGCCGGGTCAATTATTTTTTGTATTCACCCTCATGGCGTCTTTCTATTTTGTATTCCTTGGATTATGTTGAAAAACAACCCATCTTGTTTAAAAAATCTTATACGGAAGCCTTTCTGAAAGACTGTATCAACGCATACGAAGGTGCTGTGGGGATGAGTTGTGCAACGGGCGTGTTGGAACGATTTGTCATTTCTCTCATGACCGCTTGTGGGACTGTGTTGTCTGTCTCTGACAATCCCGAATACGAATACATCAAAGGGATAGTCGAGAATGGACTAACCAAACTCATTCCCGAATACATCCTCAAATGGTATAAATTACATAGTCATGATCCTCATCGGTTTACGACCGAGACCAAGGAGCAGCGACTGGACAATCTACGGGTATATCTTCTTTCCTTCTTTCCGGAAAATGAGGAAATTATCCTGAAACTCATTCCTGAATATGCGATTGATGTAGACAATGACGATTTTGCTTATAAGAAAGAAAATAGCGCGGAACGCATCAACATGAACGAGGTGTATGCGTCCAGTTCACCGAAAGAACCAAAGGTGTCGAAGTCTTCGATGTTGTCTAGATTATCTACTAAATTAACTAAAATGGTTAAATTAGTTCCTAAAAAAAGACAGACGCTAAATGCAAAGAATGTGGTTGCGAGATTGGTTTCAAATCGTAGGACAAAAAATGAAAAGAAGAGACCTATGCCTAAACCGCGCGTTAGAACAAAGAAAGCATCGGTTCCTGTTAAAAAGTTTGTCATGGGCCCTGCGATAGGTACCGCATTTGGTTAATACCGTATTCTTTTTATCACTCTATGGTATGGAATTGCCTATACAATGGAGTATCGAACATGAAACCATTTTATCCGAGTGGGGAGACAAAGCCTTGTGTTACAAATGGTTGCATATGAAAAGCAGCACAAAGTATCAATATTTACACAACGTCTATACCATTCCTGTGATTATTATGAGCACGTTGACCGGGACTGCCAATTTTGCTCAGGAGAAGCTGCCTGCACAATATATCTTTTATGCCCCCGTCGTGATTGGATGCATCAATATTTTGGCAGGGATTATTACAACTGTTCAACAGTTTTTACACATTACGGAGCTATACGAGTCTCATCGGGTCAGCGCCATCGCTTGGGATAAATTCTATCGCCGCATCAAACACGAGCTCGCTAGAAAGCCTGCTGAACGGACGTCCATCAGTGAATTCATGCTCACTGCTACGGAAGAATACGACCGACTCATTGAAACCAGTCCCTCCATTGACAAAGACATTGTGCTTCAGTTCAAAAGCACATTCGACGGTTCCTTTACAAAGTCAAACATCAAAAGCATGTTTCAAGAACTCACCAAGCCCGATATTCTGGATACACTGGTCTCTATACGAAAAAGTATTTACAAGAATCCAGAGGACCGCATTAAGGAAAGCATTACGACGCGGTTACAACAGGAACTAGGGTCCGACAATAACATTGTCAATCAATACAAGAAAATCCAAGAATTCAATACGCGATTTCGTGTCGAATTGTCTAGAGAGCCCACTCGCAAAGAATACATGGACAACCTAGAAGATATTCCGGTTACGTTCATCGATACCTTTCTTTCACAGAGCCAAGTCTAAGCCGACCCCACGAGCGAGGTTCGAAACTTAGAGCCTTTTGTGGTTAAGCTTACGTTTATGTTTGAACCACAATCAATATTGAGGTCTACTCGTTCATCCTGATTCAGTTTGATCACTTCCGTTATGTTTTGCGTAAAATAACTGGATTTGACAAAAAGAGATGTATATGCACAGGATACATTGCTTGCGTTGTTTGTTTGAAGATAAGATGTCCA